GGACTGCTACAAGGAGGACGGCAAGTGAGCAAGAAGAAACCAAAGACGATTGATGCTTCCTGCCCCGTTACGTTGATGGGGTGCGAAGGAGAAGTGATCGTAGAGATGACTCCGACCGAGGCAGTTTCAATGATCGAAAAGGCATGGCAGGAAAACAAGCGACTTCGGCAGGAGAACGCAACACTCACCGCCGAGCGCGACGAGGCGAGGCGGATGATCTGCCGTTTGCATTTCACTAGTGCTGAATTGCAGGACGACTTCGCCAAAGCCAAGGGTTGGGATTGCTTCAAACAGGAGGACGGCAAGTGAGCGACATCGTCACCACCCTTCGTGCCCTGGCCAGCGGCCTCGTGCCTGCCGTCGAGGAGAAGGCCATGCGAGACGCAGCCACCGAGATCATCCGACTCGAAGGTTCCGTGCTCGACCTCACCGCCGAGCGCGACCGGCAGACCGAGATCATCATCACCCTCCGACAGGAACTGAAGGAGGCGAAGGCCCGCAACACCATGTACCTCTCCAAGATCCAGGAGTTCGAGGCCCGTGAGTACTAGTCCCCGAGTCATCTCCCTCGACATCGAGACCTATGGAGCGGCTGCTACCAACGGTCGGAGCACTGCGCTCCCCGTGCAGACCGTCTTCCATCCGGCCCGAGCAATCGCCACGGACGGCGTTGCACGGGAGGATCTGGTCCTCACCTGCGCCATCACCGTCGCAGCTGCCGAACCCGAAACCCTCAACAGTCTTGAAGGTATAGCGTCGCTGCAGCCCGGTCCCACCTTCACTCTCAACCTGACCGACCCCACCAGCCACGGGATCCTGCTGGCGTGGCTTCGCCATGCGCACACCATCGTCGGCATGAACCTGCCGTTCGACATCCTCTGGCTGCGCGCATTCACCCCGGCCCTCGCCCTCGCCCTCAACGGACGGCACACCCTCATCGACCTGTCCGTCGTCAACTTCCTGCACTCCGAGCTGCGGCCCGAGCGCAGCCTCAAGTCCCTCGGCCCGGTCCTCGGCACGCACTCGTATCGTGACGCCGCCACCCTCAAGGACGGTCGCCGGTTCCCATCCCCCACCTGCCCCGACCTCCACGCGTATAACGCGCAGGACACGCACAACACCCTGCTCGCAGTCTCGCACCTCGCGAACCGAATCCGCAACGACTACCCCGCCACCGACAAGCTCAGCGCCTACAGCATCCGCCACTTCAGCGACACGCTGTGGTCCACCATCCGCATGAGCGAGGCCGGCATTCCCTTTTCACTCACTCGCCTGAGTAATTTGGAAGCCGACCTCATCAAGCAGGCCGACGACGCAACCAACTGCGCCGCTGCTGGTGGGGTACTCATCGAAGGCGAGGGATCCGTCCAGTCCCAGCGCGAGTTCATGTCCCGCTGCATCGAGGACATCCTCCCCACCAACCCCGACTTCCTCTCGCACCCCCTCCTGACCTACACCGAGAAGGCCCGTGAACTCTCGTGGTCCAGCGAGAACCGCCGCCTGATCGCAAGCCACCTGCCCGACTCCCATCCCGCACGAACCATCTTCGAGTGTGCCGATAAGCACAGTACTGCACAGAAGCTGGTCTCGTCGTACACATACCCGCTCCTCCGTCACCGGCGCACCAAGCCGACCGACCGCTCGTCTGTCCTTCTCAGGCGGACGGATCGACCTGACATCGGCGTCGCCTATCCCACCTGGTACACGGTCCCGTCCGTGCCCAAGGACTCGGGATCCGAGGGCGGCACGATCCAGGCTCGCATCACCTGCAAGAACCCCGCAGCGCAGACCTTCCCCGCCGTCATCAAGGACTGCGAGGAGTCGCGCTTCGAGGGCGGCAGCATCGTCTCGTTCGACCTGAGCCAGATCGAGCTGCGCGTTGCGGCCATCCTCTCGGGCGAGCCCACGCTCCTCGCCGCATTCAACGACGGCCTCGACCTCCACACCCAGCGCACGCTCGCCATCTTCGGGAAGGACTCGAAGGACCGCCCCGACTTCAAGAGCCTGCGGCAGATCGGCAAGACCGTGAACTTCGCCGACCTGTTCGGTGCGTCCGCCGCACGCCTGCAGCGCAGCGTCCTCGACATGTCCGGCACGCTGTACCCCATGACGTTCTTCGAGCAGATCGTCAGCAGCCGCTACGACCAGCGACCTGGGCTGGTGTGGTGGCAACACTCCCTGTGCAAGCAGGCCGAGACCGCCGGCTACATCGAGCTGCCCTACACCGGCCACACCCGCACGTTCACCGGCTTCCGTCTGGACGAGCGGGCATGGCGCAGCAAGCGGGAGCTCAAGCAGGTCCTCGCCCGTGGCGGCAAGTCCATGATCTCCGAGGTCTGCAACTTCCCCGTGCAGGCAACCGCCGGCAACGTCATGCTCGCCATCCAGAACTTCATCCACCGGGCACTCGGCCCGATCACGTCCCCCACCAGCCACCGACAGCCGCTGCTGTTCCTCCAGGTCTACGACGCCCTGTACTTCGACTGCCCCGCAGGCACCGAGGAACACGCCGCAGACCTGATGCGGGACGCGGTCGAGTTCGTCGGCACGGCCGGCTACTGGTCAGAGTTGTGCAATCGTTCCGGACATCACGCACCCCTCATCTACGAGTGAACCATGGGTCTACCCAAGCACATCCCGCCTCACACCTTCGACGCCCTGTACCGCTTCTACAAGTTCGGGCACCAGCCCGGCGACTTCCTCGGTGACCTGCTCGCCGGAGACATTTACTTCGCCGCCTGCCGTGCCGATGCACAGAACCACCAGTACTTCGCGGACATCATCATCTTCATCAACCAGTACGCAAGCCAGGTGTCCAAGGACAACGACATGTTCAACTTCAAGTGGGAGACCTGGCGCTCCCGCTTCAGCCCCGACGCAACCGAGATCAGCTTCCATTACGAGGACCCCGATGATTGACAAGAGGACCACGCTCCGCAAGGACATCACCGTCTCGTTCGAGAAAGATGACATCTATCTCGACATCACCTACGACTGCGTGTTCACCGTCACCTCCAGCGAATCGCAGCCCGGACTCGTTGACCGCAAGGTCGAGTGGGATCGCATTACTCCAATCCACGTTATGTATGCCTACGACGACGGCGACTACGAGGACGAGATCGTGTGGACATACGGAGAGACCATGCCCGACAAGATCACCAACGCGCTCGAGACGTTCTCGAGCATCATCCTCGGCAAGCTCGCCGACAGCATCGAAGGAATCCGATGACCATCAAGACACCTCTCGCAGACGCCTTCGTCGCCGCCCTGCGTGCGGCATTCCCCGACCAGCCTCTTCATGTCCGCATCGTCTACAACGGCGCGGGTGACGACGGCTGGTTCGACGACTTCCACGTCCACTTCACCCCGCGAGACCACGACTACGAGAACATGTCGGGCTGGTACGCGAAGCACATCAACTCCGGTGAGTTCAGGCCGTACAACGACGAGCCGCTGCCCGAGGTCAAGCGCACCCGCGCACGCATCATCGGCGAGGTGATGGACAAGCACAACATCGACGACGTCTACCGTGAGCTCGGCGACATCCTGTGCAAGCGTCATCCCGGCTGGGAGATCAACGACGGTGGCTCGGGTGCCTTCGTCTTCTACCCTGACGGTACCCGCCGCCACGAGCACACCACCAACGTCATGGAAACCATTGACGAGGAGCAGCCCTTCTAATGCACCCCTACCACCACGCACTCTCGTCCGCCAAGAAGCATGGCGGAGTCCCTGCCGACTACCTTGAGATCCACCAGTGGTTCGATGAAACCAAGTCACTGTTTGGCGACGCACGCCACCGTGCCCTGCGCCACCACACCGCCGGCATCTTCTGGTGCGAGGAGAAGTTTGGAGTCCTGGTCACCCGTGCTGACGGCAAAGACGTTCCAGTCCGCGTGATCGCGGAGCAGCACGTCATGGAGGACATGGGATTCCTGCCCACGCCCGAGTGGTGGCTGAACCAGATGAAGCTGGCGCCCGAGATGAACCACGTGCCCGTCAAGTCCCGAGATCACGACACCCCCATCGACACCCTCAAGCGCGCACTCGCAGTCGAGATGTACAAAGGAGAAGGCTGATGCCCACCGTCCAGTTCAACAACCTTGAAGACCTTGCCACCATCGTCACCCACTTCGACTCGCACCCCAACGCCAAGCTCTTCCTCGTCCACGACCACGGCGTCTACCTGATGCCCGGATCTCCCTCCCTGCCCGGCAAGAGGGAAGGCATGCACTGGGTCACGCACGCGAAGGACTGCAACCCGGACACCGACCCGGAGTGCTGGGAGAACGCACGCGACCTGGTTGGTGGGGATGACTTCGGCGAGGACATCACTCCCGCCATCCACGTCATCCGAGCATGCGTGAAGGAAGGCAAGGGATTCTCCATCAAGGTCTCCCCCACCAGCTTTGCCTTCAACATGGGCAGGAAGTTGCCCAAGTCCGCGAAGGTCGGTTGATACGATGGGTCCGTGTCCCAAGTCACGGTCCTGATCGACAGCCGAGAGAAAAAGCCCCTGACCTTTCCGGCCCACCTCGTGGTGCTGGACAGGGCACGCCTGCCCACCGCCGGTCGGTCCCGCACAGTCACGGTCCGCACGCAGTCTGAGACCATGAAGACTGGGGACTACCGGTTGGTGGGGGGCAAGGCGGCAATCGAACGAAAGGGTTCCTTCGAGGAGATCGCAGGCAACTGCCTAACCGCTGACGGCAGGCGCCGTTTTATTGAATGCTGCAAGCGGCTGCGGTCCGAGGTGCAGTCTGCCTGCCTCCTGTTTGAGGGCGCAATCGGGGGGTTCGAGGTGCGGGCTGGACTTCCGCATCCGGGTGTTGCGACCGATGCTTTATTGGATATCATCGGGGAGCACGGGTTGCCCCTAATGCTTCTTCCCCTGAGCACGACTGGCCAGCGTAGGGCCGCAGGTGAATGGGCATTGAGGTGGCTCCTGTCGCAGGAGCGACATGCCCCAAGTCACACTCGCGACGGACGTCAAGAACTTCAGTCGGAACACGTTCACCTCGGCAACCTCGGGGACGCCGAACCGGGTGACGACAACCACCAGGCCGACCGGAAGTAACTCGACTGTCTTCGGATCCAGCCTCAACTACATGAAGCTCAAGCTTCTGTCTACGGGGACGACGGCCCCGACCATCTATGTCTTCGGCTGGTCGTTCTGGTCCGACACCATGTCGTTCGTGCCTCAGCTCCTTTGCTCATTTACCACAACGATGTCTTCGACTTCGCAGACCTCTCCCGAGGGAACGACGCTGTACGAAGTCTCTTCGATGGTTCTCACCACCGGAGATGCAAAGTTCTATCCCGGAGTCTCCGGAACGGGGAACGGCGGATTCGTGATGATTGATACCGTTGGTTGCCATACGCTCGAGGTCTGCGCGGTAGACGCAACCGGCACCACGATCCACGTCCTCAGCTCGGGACTCTAAACCATGTACGAATACCGAAATCGAACCAGGTCGCTGATCGGAAAGACCACGACTCCGGGAGTGTTTGGTTCTGCCCGAGCCGGTCAGATGCTGTCCGATGCGATTGCCGGAACCGACTCCGTCGACATCGTTGTGTTCGGCGACAGCAACGCAGGATCTTCGGCAGCCTGCGGATACACCTTCGGATGGTCGTCGGCAATGTCCGCTTTCGGAGCGCCGACCTATGCGACGCCGTTGAGCTTCTGCCATTCCGAGGATGGGACAAACAACCGAAATAGCGGGTTGTTCATGCCGTGGAATACGTATTTCTGGGGTGGAAGATCCGTCTTAGGATCTGTCGGCAATTCATACACGCTCACCAACAGGATCGCAGTCGCAGCCGATGCCGATGCCGCAGCGTTGAACACGACGTTCGACAATCTGTACTTGCGCGAGAACACCGCCCGAGCATCCTCGGCTACGACGCTGCAACTTGATGTCGGTGCCTCCGCTGTCGATGGTGCCTACACCGGTGCGATGGTCGTGATTCTCTCCGGCGCGGTAGGAACAACGTACTCAACTAATTCGGCGCAGATCACGGGATACGACGGAACCACCAAGACGGTTACTGTCGGCTCATGGCCCGGTGGAACGCCAAGCGGAACCGCGTCCTTTGCCATTCTTCGCACCCTGCTGCGACCTGCGGCATTCAGCAACGGGGTCGCGTTTGTTCCTGCCGGCGCAACCAACTTTACCTCCGGTGCCAACGGGCCGAGCGTTCGGCTGAACGGCGGAAGTCAGCTCGCTGCTGGACCAACCGGCGGCGCTGGCGTCGCTCTCCAGTACCGAGTCGTCTACGGGACGTTCGCCGCGACGGGTGGGAAGTTCCGTCTCCGCGCCATGAAAAGCACGAACACGCTCGTCGCGGCAAGTGCCTCGGACATCCCGACCAGTGGCGGCACCGGCTATGCGACAGCGACGCTCAACTTTACCTCGAGCACCACGGCAGGTGCGCCTGATGAGATGAAATGCGCGTGGGACGGTTACAACACCGGAACGACATATGAAGTAACAGGACCCTTCGCGGCGTTCTATCACTCGGTCATTCGGACGAGCTACAAGGGATTCTGCGTTAGCTGCTTGAACTACTTCGGCGGCGCAACGACTGCGTTCCTTGCCGGAACGCTTCAGGCCATGCCGAAGTATCTTGAGGCCTACCTCAAGGAGCTTCGTGAGCGACAGATTGCTGCTGGTGGTTCTGGTCGCGTTGTTTGGTGGCACAACAGCGGCATCAACGGATCAGAAACAGGTACGACTTGGACGACCAACGCCGCAGCGATTCGGGATGCGGTCTACAACGTCTGGGTGACAACGCTCGGATATCCGGCACGAGATCTCTCCTTCGTCATGTCTGTCACGCATCCGGTCGTCACGGGCGATCCGGGCGCCGGAACGTGGGGCGCGAATCGAGCAGCCGTAGCACAGGCGGCATCCGAGTGGGCGGCAGCGAACGTCAACGACGGCAAGAACGTCACAGTCGTCGACATCGCCTCGGTGTTGACCGCACAGCAGATCAAGGACCGCAACCTCTACCAGAACCTGTCCAACACCCTCTACGCGGCGCATCTCCGAAACGGACCGACGATTCAGACGTCGCCGACATACAGCCCGGCCACCTTCACTGGTTTGGCGGACGCCGTCGCCCCAGACAATGGCTACACCGTGATCACGACCGGCATCATCCGCAAGCTCATTGCATAAAAGACATGACCCGAGAGCAAGACAACATCGTGAAGCTGTCGGTCCGCGACTGGGCAGCCATCATCGGACTAGTCATCGCGGTCAGTGGCGGCGTGCTTAGCGCCTTCATGCACCACGACAGGCTGCTCATGCGGGTCGTGACCCAGCAGGAATCCATCAATGAACGGCTGGACAAGATCGAGCGCCAGCTTGAGCCTCGCAACTAGCCTCTGGCTGGTGGGGTGCAGCGAGCTCGCGAAGGTGAGCGAGAATGCGACGGCCATCCAGGTCGAGTCGCAGTCACTTATAGATCACGGTCGGATGGTGGGGGACAAGGAGGTGGTGACCCGTGCCGGACGTATTCACGATCTTGCTGCTGACATCCATGGTCGGATACCTCATCTGGAGGACAAGACCCCCGTTTGGTTATCCACCCTATGGTGGGCTGCGGCGGCAGTCGCGCTCATCGCCGTTGCCGTCATCCTCTGGCAGACGGGCCTGGGCACGGCTGTCCGAGTCGCAATTGGCTGGCTGCCACGCCGAAAGGTACAGGACGCGAACCTCGCGGCCGGCATGCTGGATCCCGATAAACCCGAGGATGCCCGCGAGTACGTCGCTGCGCGGCGGGCATCTGACCCCGAGTTCGACGCTGCGTGGCGACGTGTCCACAAGAAAGGTTCATAAATGATCCTCGCTGATTTCTCCTCGTTCCTTGGTAGCCTTTGGTTCGCCGCGATGGTTGGTCTGGTCGGCTTCGGTGCCGGCTGGTACCTCTGCAAGAAGCACGGCTCCAAGCTCTGATGTCGAACGTCCCGTTCCAGGTGAGGGCAGCGTCGAGGAACATCCACCTCGTCGACCTTACGTGCACCTCGCGAACGGACGAGTGGTGGTTCCTCCTGTCCGGGGACCGTCACCACGACAACCCACACGCTGACCATGAACTCGAGCTCACACATCTTGACGAGGCTGTGCGTCGTCGTGCTGGCATCATCGATGTGGGTGACCTATTCTGTGCTATGGAAGGCAAGTTCGATCCTCGCCGCAACAAGGCGGGGATTCGAGAAGAGCATGCACTGGCTTCGGACTACCTCGATTCCCTAGTCCGTCACGCCTCCGACTTCTACGCGCCCTACTCCTCCAACATGGTGGTCATCGGTCGCGGCAACCACGAGTCGGCGATCCTCAAGAACTGCGAGACCGACCTGACCGAGCGGCTTTGCGAACGCATGAGCCATCAGTCGGGGCACAAGGTTAACCCCGGCGGATACGGCGGGTGGGTTCGCTTCCTTACCGAGACGCCCAGCGGCGAGCGATACACGCTTAGCCTCAAGTACTTCCATGGCGCAGGCGGTGCAGCCCTAATGTCCTTCGACACCCTAAAGGTCCGGCGCAACGCAGCCGTCATGCCCGACGCGGACGTGATCGTGCAGGGCCACGTGCACAAGCAGTGGTTCATGCCCCTGTCTCGCGAGCGCCTGGTCTGCGACAAGCAGGGCTGCCGCGTAGTCAGCGACATCCAGTACCACGTCCGCACCGGCACCTACAAGGACGAGTTCGGCGACGGCTACAGCGGCTGGCACATCGAGCAAGGCCGCGGACCCGAAGTGCAGGGCGCAGTCTGGATGCGACTGTACCTCGCCAAGAAGTCCGGCCGCACGATTGCCGGCGAGGCGAAGACCTACTACCAACTCATGCCCGAGTTCCACCTCGCACACTGACCCCCACCAGCCATGGCGAAGGGCGACCGCATCCTCCGCATCCGTGGCCAGAGATGGCGGCTCAGGTTCGTGACGAACCTAGGCGACGCCGAGGGGATCTGCAACAAGGAAGAGCGGATCATCCGCATCGCGCTCGGGTACACCGAGGACCGCACGCTGGACTCGATCATCCACGAGATCCTGCACGCCGCGCTCTGGGACCTGGACGAGGAGGCCGTACACGAAACGGCCAACGCCATCTCCGCTGCTCTCTGGCGTCTCGGCTACCGCCGTGACCCGTAAGAAACACTTACCACTTTTCATTACCGCTTACGAAACGACCGCTTCGTAGCAGAACGTGTACAAACCTACGACAGTTGTCAACAAGTGTAGTGCTTTCTACACAGCCCATTTGCTGAGCGGGATTCCCACTACCCGCATTGCCGGTATACCCACGGCATCTTGTTCTTGGCCCAGCCTAGGCGAGAGATTAGATCATCAGCATGGGTGAAGTACATACTACAACGCTCCCCCCTAGAGTCGCGCATGCGGGGGAGCGCTACGCGCCCCGCATGCGCTCACCCCAGGAGTCCCACCTATGCCCCCACCGACCCAGACCGTCCATTACCCCACCAGCATCTGCGATCCCAACGTCCGCCCATGGCTGGAGGCCCACGGCATCTTTGCCCGTAAGCCCCCCATTCGATCAAGCGACTACCGGCTCGTCCGCTCGTGCCCCCGCACCTACTACCTGTCCCGCCGGCTGGGCCTTGTCAAGGCGTTCCAGTACAGCGCGGCCCTGACCCGGGGCAGCTGGGTCCACCTCGCGTTTGCCTGCATCCTCGACGACCCCACCGACCGGGCACTGACCCTCGAGCAGGCCATTGCCGCACGCTGCGAGGAACTGCGCGGAGTGTGCAAGCAGCTTGGCGTGTCCAGCGAGAAGACCCGGGAGATGATCGCCCGCGAGGAACTGGACGCCCGCACCAGTATCGCGTGGTTCAACGCAGCCCTCCAGATCCCGGACGGCAGCGGCCGCACCCTGGCCCAGCGCTTCGCGGAGGACTGGGTCGTGGTCGCGCAGGAGCCCGAGATCCGCCACGGCGACCGACTGATCCAGCCCGACTGCCTGCTCAAGGACAAGGCCGGCAAGCTGTGGATCGTGGACTTCAAGACCACCGGCATGTCCACCAACGCCCGCCTGCAGACCTGCCCCCTCGAGTTCCAGACCCAGCACTACTTTCACACCTTCCTCGACAAGTTCCGTGACGAAGCCGACTTCGCCGGACAGTACGGCATCAGCTGGCCCGGAGAGATTGGTGGGGTCCTGCACGTCGCGATCCGCAAGCCGTCCATCGAGTTCGGCATGAAAGACCGCCCGTTCACGCTGGACGAATCGCCGTTCAAGAGCGGCCCCCGCAAGGGCGAGCCGCGCAACGAGCGCATCTACACGAGTGAGCCTGACCCGTACCTGTACGAGCAGCGTTGCGTAGATTGGTACATGGGTCGCGGAGAGTACAGCCACTTCGAGCCTGAGCGGCTGACTGACCCGTGCGTTGCGATTTCCACCACATCCGTGGAGCTTTTGCTTGCGGAAGATCTCAAGTCGGAGTATCATGCTCGCCTGTCCTTCATCCGGAAGTACACGAGCCTCCAGTCCTATCCCAGCGAATTCGAGATCGGTGATCCGGTAGTCCAGCACGGGACTCCGTCGCCGTACCTCCCGTTCCACATGGTCGAGCCTGGCAAATGGCCCGAGTTGATCCTGGCTGAAGGGTTCCTGCAGAGAGACAGAGACACCCACACGGAGATCGACAATGGAGGAGACGCCTAACCCCACCAGCCAGGAAGCCGGCAAGTCCGTCCTCGGGCCCGTCATCTGGCAAGAGGTCCTGCGCAAGGTGATCGCACCTAAGGTCGCGGTCATCGTCACGCAGTACGGTAACGACATCGAGAACCGGCAGCAGCTGCACCGAAAGTTCTGCGAGGAGTACGGCATCCGTCCGTCCTACTCCACCTTCAGCAGCTGGTGCGAGGATCTGGGCATCAGCTTCCGCAAGAAGATCGAGGTCCACATTCCCGGCTGGAAGGAGATGCCGCGCCCGAACGCTGAGTTCATCGGGCCGATGCCGGTGGCCGTAGCACCCGTCGTCCAGCAGGACGAGGACCCGGATGCTCCGGTGCAGTGGGACACCGCGCCGGTACGGGAGATCCCGCTTGAGGCATTCAACGACAACATGCCCACCATCCTGCCGGGTGGGTTCCGTGCCCCGACGTTCCTCGGGGACAACAACTTCGGCAACTAACCCCCACCAACAGGAGTCATCATGACCCACTCCGTCACCCACGGTTCGACTGTCGCATCCAAATACGCAGGGCTCGGCAATGCCGTCACCACTGGTCGCACTACTCCTTCCCGCATGCTTGGTCTGGTGGTCGGTGAGGCTGGCTGCGGCAAGTCTTTCCTCCTCCAGTCCCACCCTGGCGCGTACATCCTCAACCTTGACGAGACGCCTGCGGTCTGCGGCACCAGCGAGGCCGTCATGTTCCCCACCCCCGGTCCTGACGGCCGATCGGTGGACGAGAAGGGAAGCCCCATCGTCCTCGACTGGGCCGCGCTCGAAGCGAAGCAGAAGGTCCTGATCGACCTCGCCAAGGGCAACCAGCCCCGCCCCGAGACCGTCGTCATCGACACGCTCGGTGCTGCCATTCGCCTGCTGCGTCCGCACATCGCCAAGATCTACGGTCGCGAGCGGTTCACCGACGTCGACGGCCGGCTGGGCTGGGAACGTCTGTTCGACACCCTCATTGAGTTCGGCACCACCCTGCGCCGGCACGGCTACGGCGTGTACTACATCGCCCACCTGTCCCGCAAGCACGTCCCGCTCAGCGAGAACCAGAACGTGGAGGAGTACAAGATCCTCATCAGCGACGGTCTGTACGCCCGCATGTTCCCCATGTTCGACATCGTCATCCCGGTCACCGCGCAGTGGGACGTGCGGGAGATCACGCGTGATCAGGAAGCCAACGTCGGCGGCAAGGTCGTTACCCGCAAGGTCACGAGCCAGGAGAAGGTCCGCCGCCACTACTGCTCCTTCGACAACCCCAAGCTGGAAGGCATCGCCAAGGTCCGTACCCTGTCGCCGCTGACCACCATTGAGCTCCCGAGGGACAACGCATGGCAGTCGTTCTGCTCTGCGTACGAGAGCGCGAACGCGTCCCGCTGACGCGGGGAACGCGTTCGCTGTCCCTCAT